AGTGGGGTTTGATCTGTCGCATCGTTAGAAGGTCTCGATCCCGTGGGCTCGGAACTCGTCAAGCAGTCCCTGTCCGACTGCCTCGCCGTCCTCGCGCGTCCCGCGTCCGTCGACGCGAACCCGGATGCGGATGTTGTTGTGGGTGTCACCGGATCTCTCGCCATTCCTCGACGAACCCCCCTGAGCGCCGAGTTCGGCCGTGCCGGCGGGGATTGCGTCGCCGAGCGCCCCAGCCATACTCATCGCCCCACCGTAGTCGCGATCGAGCGTCGAGAGCATCGCCGCGGCATGGTCGTCGGCCGCCGACAGGACCCCGGCGAGTTCGCGCTCGGCGGGCGAGGCCATGTCCATCCCCGCCATTACCGCCTCGATATCCGCGACCATGTCCGGGACGATCGAGTTTCCCGTTACGTCGTTGGCCAGACTCTGGAACTTCTCCTTTGCCGCACCGAGAGCGTCGCCGATCTTCGACTTCAGCTTGTTCTTCAGATTCTGCGGCGAAACGGCGGACAGCACACCACTCACCAGGTCCTCCATTTTCCCGACAGCTTTCTCTTTCAGCGTGTCGAACTTCCCCTTCACCTTGTTCTTGACCGAATTTGCCTTGCTCTTCGCGTCCCCGATCAGGCTGTCGATTTTCCCGACCGTCTTCGACTTCAGCGTTGAAATTTTCCCGAGCGCCTCCTCTTTCAGCTTGTTGAACTTTCCCTTCACCTTGTTCTTTAACTCGTTCGCCCGGCTGATCATCCGGTTGCCGAGTTTGACGATCTGGCCCACTGCTTTGTTCTTCAGCGTTTTGACGGCTCCGACGGCGTCCTTTCGCAGCGTGTCGAACTTCTCAAACGTCGATTGCAGGATGCCCTCGATCGTGGAGACGAGGTTCCACGACGTGAATGCCGAGATGATGTCCGCGAGCATATCGGGGACGATGCTGCCCCCGATGAGTTCTTGGGCGAGATCCGCCCACCACTGGATAATATCGCCTATCAACTCGCCCATATAATTGACGAGTTTCCCACCCCATTTCTTCAGGAAATTATTCATCTTGTAAAACGCGTCGCGGACGCCGCCAGTGATGAGATCCCACGCCTCGCTCCAGTCGCCCTCGATCGCTGCCATCGCCACCTTTATCGTGCCAGCGAGGAGATCGAGCGCGGCTTCGACCACCGATACTAACGTGCTAAACGAAAATCGCCCGACGGCGAGGATTTCATCGCCCCACTTCTTCCACGCCCGTCCCAGCATTGCGAGCGTTCTTGTCAAGAAATCGGTGAGGTGGCGGAGTGATTCCGAAACGACAGCGACGAGTGCACCCACTATCAACCCGATTTCGTCCTTGTGCGACCGCCAGAACTCCTGCATCCGGGCCATGTTCGGTTTCAGCAGTTAGTTGTAGACCTGACGGAGGCCGCGGGGGATCGCTTTGAAAGTGGACGTTAAAACCGCGACCGTGTTCGAGATCGTCGAGACCCATTTGTCCCCCGACACCTGCATGAAGCGATTGACCGCATCACCTGCCTTCCGGGTTATTTCGGGATACCGCTTGAACACGGATTCGAGCGCGGACGAGAGTTTGGCCTTCCCCGTCGTGCGGAGCCACTCATCGAGCCCCTGAATCCCGTCTTGGACCTTTGGCACGAGGTCGGATCTCGCAAGTGCGAGTGCCTCTTTGGCTTTCGTCGACAGGAACTCGATCGCAGCCGTTGCCATCTCCTTTCCGGTCCCCCGGATCCACGACCAAACCCCCGACAATCCATCCTGAATTTTCGGAAGCAGGTCTTCTCGGGTGAACGCGAACGCTTCCCTTCCTTTCCTCGACAGGAATGAGAACGCCCCCGAAGCTGCGGCGGGGGCGGTTTCGCGAAGCCATGTCCAGACCTTCGACAGAGCGTCTCGGACCGGCGGGACGACGTCAGAGCGGACGAACTCCCACGCCCCGAGCGCCTCGTCGACGACGACGTCGACCGCCGTCGTTGCGAGAGCAGGGGCCTCCTCTCGAAGCCACGTCCAAATCTTCGAGAGAGCGTTCTGAACCGGTGGGACGACGTCGGAACGAACGAACTCCCATGCGGAGAGGGCCCGTGTGACGAGCGTCGAGAATGCCGCCGTGGCGAGGCCGGGAGCGGTACTCCGCAGCCACGCCCACGCTTTGCCGAGTGCAGTCTCGATCGGCGGGACGACGTCGGAGCGGACGAAGCCGAACGCTGCCAGCGCTTTGTCGGCCAAAAATCCGAACGCCCCGGTAGCGAGCGTGACACCTTCGGTCCGGAGCCACGACCACGCCGTTTCGAGCCCCGATCGGACCTTCGGGACGATGGTTTCACGAGCGAAATTGAGAGCGTCGAGCGCCTTCTCGGCGAGCGTCGAGAACGCCGATCGGAGTCTGTTGATGCCGGTCGTTCGGACCCACTGGATGCCCGCGTTGATCGTGTCCGCAAGCAGCGTGGGGTATTCGTCCGTTAACCAGCTGAACGCCGCCGTAGCCTTTCGAGCAAGGAGCCCGAAGCCCTTCCGGAGCGCCGGGACAGCATTCGATCGGACCCACTGGATGCCCGCGTTGATCGCGTTTCTGAGTCCCGATGGGAGGTGCTCTCGCAAGTACCCGAACGCTTCGACCGCCCGCTGCGACAACGTTCGGAAGGCTTCTTGAGCTCTCGGGATCGCCGTCGAGCGGACCCAATCGATCGCTCGCCCGATCGCCCCCTGGATGAATCCACCGATGCCGGCGATCGACTGGCGGACCGATGAGAACTCCTCGCTGAACAGAAGACCGATCCCTGCGACCGCCGCGACGACCGCCCCAATCGCGATCGTCACCGGGTTGAGTGCGGCGACGAGCGATCCGAGCCATCCAACAATCGGCGCGAGTGGGGCGAGTAACCCCGAAAGCGCCGAGACCGCCGCCCCGGCGGCGGCCGTGAATGAGCCGAAGACCGTGACGATCCCGACCGTCGCCGCCGCCAGCCCGCCGACCGCGACCGCGACGCGCCGGACGAGCGGCGAGAGCTGGTTGAACCACCGAACCGCGCGCGTCGTCGCGTCGATGATCGTCGACAGACCGGACGCGGCGGCCGAGGCGGCCGCTGCCGCGACCTCATAGAACTGAAGCGCGAGTCGGCCGGCGAGCCCGGCAACGGGAGCGAGCGCCGTCCCGAGATCGAACAGCGACGTCCCGAGACGCATGACCGGGCCGGCGGCGGTTCGTCCCGCGTCGAACAGCGCCCGAAGCGTCGGCACGAGATTCGTCGCGATGAAGCCCCCGATCTCACGAAACGCGGGAAGGGCTGTCCTCGCGGTGGCGACAAACAGCTCCAGGAGGTTGGGGAGGAGCTGCATCGCCGCCGAACCGAGCTCCCGGAGCGCGCTCGTGAACGGTTTCAGGTTCCCGACAGCCGCCAGCAACGACTTGACGAATCCGGGGAGCGCGTCCAGCGCGTCCTGAATCAGCGGGACGAACTGTTGTCCGAACTGAACGATGACGGGCTTCAGTTCCGTGGCGACGTCTTTCAGCGCGGAGGAAAACCCCCCCATCGCCGTCGTGCCCTTTTCGAGCTCCTTTTTCTGCTCTTTGAGGCTGTCGAGTTGCTTCTGTTGGGAATCCGAGAGTCCGTTGTTGGTGTCCTTGAGAGCCTCTAACTTGCTGATCTTCGATTCGACCTGCTTCAGTTGCTTTTTGTTCTGTTTCGCTCGCTCCTCACCGAAGGCGAGAATACCGGTACCAATGATCGCTCCGAACGCGGTAGCGAGACCTGTGGCAGCCCCCGCGGCGAGGCCCAGGACGGGCACGACAGGGGCAAGGGCGGCGATGAGCGCCCCCATGCCAGCGACGATCGTGGTCGCCGATCCGGACAGGCCCGCGAACGAGGCTCGGAGTCCGGCCGCCGACCCCGCTGCCGTCGCGAACTCCCCGCTCGCCTCGCTCGCCTCATCGCCCGCCTCGTCGATCGAGGCCGCAGCCGCCTGGCCGGCCGGGACGATCTTGTTCAGCGAGGATCGTGTCCGATCGAGCGCGAGCGAGAGCAGACCCGCTCCGGCGGTCGCCGAGTCCATCTCGTCCTCGACGTTATCGAGGCCGCTGCTCGCGACTGCCGAGTCCCCCTGAAGACCCGTCAGATCGTCTCCGACGTCCTCAATCCCCTGCTGAGCAGCATCTGTCAAGGCACTGATGAGAACGCGGACCGAGCTATCCGCCATCTTTTCTCACCGGCGGCGGGCGGCGTGCATAGCCCGGTGTGTCGGGAGAAACGCCACTGCTACTCTCCCCGACCGTCGAGTTCGTTATCCGCCACGGCGCGAGCCTGCTCGCGCTCTTGCCGCTTCGCCGCGAGCGCGTCGAGCTGGTCACCAGTGCTGGCGGCGCGGTCGTCCGCCTGCTCCTGTTGCTCCCGCCGCTCGGCGCGCTCGTGTTGCTGGTTGACGAGGCGTTCTTTCTCGTCGCGAGTCGCGTTGCCGGGCCCCTGCGTTGCGCTCGTTTGGTTCTCGCGGCGATCTTCGCGTCGCCACTCCTTGTACTGGTCAGCGGCTTTGAACGCGTCGCTGTTGAACCGGAACAGATCCATTCGGCTGTGTGCCGTGGGATCGGCGAGCAGGACTTCCGAAGGGAGCCGGCCGTAGGCCTCGCCCATCAACGAGGCCTGGATGACCGCACTATTCCCCGCGAAACCGGCCGGTGTACTCCTCGCTGGCGTCGTCACCACCGCCACCCGGCCCGGCCGCTTCCTGCGCATCGTCGAGCATCTCGTCGGCGTCCTGTCCCGTGACGGCTGCGACGAGCGTGACGAGGTCCTTTTCGTGGAGTCGCGAGAGATCGAACGCCTGCTCGGGATCGCTGGGATCGACGTCGGCCGGCGGCTCGTCCCAGTAGGCCTGACCGGGTCGGAGGACGTTCGGTACCACGATCTCGCGAAAGGCTGCAACGGTCTGCATTACCTCGCTCATCCCGGATTCGTCCATCGAGACGTCGGGGACACCCGGCGCACCATCGCGATCCATCTGCTCGCGGAGGTCGTTCAGACCGTGTTTCTCGACGAGCGATGCGAACTTCATCGGCGACTCCTGTGCGACGCGGAACTTCATCCCGCCGACCGGCACTACGACGTCCGTCGTCTCGGTCGTGCGCTGCTCGTACTCCTCCTGTGTGGCCCACTCGGCGTCCTGTTCGCCCCCGCCGCCCGACTGGGCGGCGTTCTGCTGTACGCTTCGCGGGTAGTTCTGCGAGGCCGCCGCAGGTGGGCCGTTGTTGTCCGCGGCGTTCTGTCCGGCTTCGCGGTCGGCGGCATCGGAGCCGTTCGCCATGTTCCACATGCCCCGTGGTCGCGGCTAAGTCGGACGTGTCGGGGGAGAATGGATGGGTCGAGGTCAGGCGGCGCGTACATCGAAAGCCCCTCGCCGCCCCGGGCGGGGGAGGAGGTCCCCGAGCGGGTCATCAGGAAAGACGCTCAGTACGCTGAGGTCTTCCCGTTGACCAATTGCGCCGTCATGTCGTCGCCCGTGGCAGGATCGATTAGCGCCGAGAACGTGACGTCCTCGGCGATGAGCTCGTTCTCGTTCATCGACGCCTCGCGACTTTCGATCTCGACGCGGGGCATGTCGATGCCGAGTTCGTAGTTCGTCGTTGTACCCTCGACTGTTTCGGGCGAGGTCCACGACGCCGAGAGCGCCCCTTCGTAGAGCTGGTCGCCGGGCTGGGTCGCTCCGGCTCCCCCGAGGAACTTCTCCCAGAGCTCCGCCGACGAGAAGTCGAGCGTTGCCTCGGCGGTGATCTCGCGCTCACCGACGGTCTCTTTGGCGATCGCCCGATCGTTCATGCGGTACTGGCCCTCGATGTTGTTCTCGATGGAGATGGTGAGCTCCTGGACGTCGACCGACCGATCGGTCCCGTCGATCGCGAGCGTGCCGTCGTGGAAGATGAACGGCCGCAGGTCCGAGTAGGTGGGCGCGGCCATCGTGTTCTGCAGCTCGGGCTGCTTGCCGGTCGTCTCAAAGCTCGCCATCAGGTACTCCTCCGACGAGTGGGAGAGCTCCAGCGACCCCACCCCGCAGCCGACGTGGCGCACCGCTTGGATGTCGCCGACCCCGAGCTCGACCGTCAGCGAAGGCAACAGTGCGGAGGTGGTGTAGTCGTGCGTGCCGACCTCGTCGACACCATCGCCGTCGGGGTCCGACGTAGTGACCGCCGACTCGCCGAACGCCGCCTTCATCAGGAGCCCGAGACCGTTCTCGGGGGCGGCCGCAAGCTCCACACTGCCGCCGTCCTCGTAGGCCCCGGCCGTCCCCTCGTGGCGGCCCCTGGATCGGATGTTGTTCAGATACTGGATACCGTTGTCACCGCTGAACCCGTCCGAAACGATGTCCGAGAACACCGAGGGCGCGGTGCTGGCTCCGAAGCCAGACTCCTCGGCGATCCCCGCGTACCCGAAGAAGCTCTGACCCTGCGTGCCGACGTTCTGTGCCATGTTCACTCACTCTCCGTGCTGTCGTCGGTTTCAGGCGGGGTGTCGGCGCTCTCCGTCGGTTCGTCTTCGGCGTCGTCCTCACCACCGGTTTCATCAGCGCCGCCTTCGTCGGTGTCGCTACTGGCGGACTCACCGGTGTCGGTGCCCCCGCCGTCGCCCTCATCGTCGTCCTCGCCCTCGGTGCCGTAGTGGACGCGCATGTGGCCGTTCAGCGACCGCGGGGTATCGAAGACCTCGCCACAAACCTCACCGGTCTCCTCGCCCTCATCGTCGGTTTTCGGCCACTCACAGACGACGCCCCAACAGATTAACGGGTTGGCGAGGTCGCCATCGGTGAGCGCCTCAGCCACCTCGCGGGCGACCGCATTGGGCGGGACGTCCGCGTCGGGGTCGGCGATCTCGTCCTGGTCCACGACCGGCAACGGTTCGTGGGTGAGCACATCGGCGCTGCCGTCGGGCGTCTCGCGGCGACCGGTCTGGAACCGGACACCGAAGTCGTCGAGCGTGACCGAGGTCTGATACCCCCGGAACTGGATGGTGTCGGTGCCGCTGTCGGTTTTCGGTAGTGTTTTCATGGTCGTGTCTCCGTGGTTGGTCGGGTCATCGCGGGAGCCTCCGCTTGGTGCGGACCTCGAACTCCGCCGTGCCGAATTTGAGATGGCGACTGGACTGGACGCCGGCGTTCAACACGAAGTCGTAGTCCGTCGAGACGAGCGTGGTGTCCTCGGCGAGCGGGTCCGAGTCGTTGGCATCGAGCAGCGTCCGGTTCTCCTCGACGTTGTTTACGATGTTGCCGATGATGACCTGCGCCTCGGTCATGCCGTAAGGCTGGTCGTAATCGGACACCCACGCACTCGTCGAGAAGGTGAGCCGGGCGGTGTCCGCCCCCATCGTTCGCGACTCGGTAGTGGTGCCGGTCGGGATCGTGATCGCGATCGGAAGGTCGTACTGTCTGAATAGCTGCTCGGAGCTGACGATCCCCGTCTCATGGGCCGTCACTTCCGGATTATCGCCCGTGCCGTCGAGGTTGCCCTCCTGGAGGTGGTCGTCGACGGCCACGCGGCGAAACCGATCGAGGATGCGCAGCTGAAAGCGCGTGAACCCTGCGTAGTTCGCCGGGTCGTGGTCGGGATGCAGCGTCGACGCGTCGTCGCCGGCGGACATCTACATCGACCTCCGGATGGCACGGCTGATCGCGCGGTCGGCCACGCGATCGACCTGTGATTCCCACTCCCGGACCGAGCGGTCGATGAACCTGTTCGGGATGGTGGCGTGGCCCGACTCGAAGATCGACTCTCGGAGCGCCCAGGCGGCGTTCCGATCGCCGAGCTTCGCGGCGGCCCATTCAGCGAGCGGACCCTGTGCCTCGCCGTCGACCGACCACACCGGCGGCTTCTGACTATCGTAGGAGGGCGCGGAGGGGCTGCCGACGATCGCTCGATGCAGCAACCACCCCTCCGAGGTCCGTTTGTGGGGTTTGGTGATCTTCTTTAGTCCGCCGCGCTCGGTACTCGTGCGGATCGTCGAGCGCATGTGGACGCCCGGAGTGCCAGCGCCCTCCGGCGCTTCAGCTTTCATCGCGGATTCGGCGAGCACCGCGAGCTGATCGAGGGTTTTCGGGCACTACGACCCACCCCCGGCGAGGTCCACGAGCGACCCGATCTGTCCGGTGCCAGCGCTCGCGCTGGTGCCCTCCTCGCCACTCGTGTCATCGTGGCCGTGGCGGGTCACCCAGTCCTCAAACTTCGAGTTCGCGCGGCGTTCGAGAAAGACCCACTTGGGCTCGACCCGCCCGCCGGCCCCCTCACTCCCCTGCACCTGCTCGGTTTGCTTTTCGTGTTCCTCGCTTGCGGCCTGGTACTCGGTGGCCGTCACGAGCAGGGGGTGCTCGTCGGCGAGCGTCGTGGGGTCGGGCAGGCCAGCGGGATAGTCGCCACCCGTCGCGTCCTGCCACCACGCCTGCACCGTGTCGGTCGCGCTCTCGACCGACCGCTCGACATCGACCGGATCGCCCTGGTGGGGCACGTCGATCTTGTCCCGGACGCCCTCGCTGGTCGCCCAGTAATCATCAGAAAGCGTGGAGATCTCGCTCATCAGTCAGCGTCCTCGCTGCCTCTCCCACTACCGACGTTTTCGGTCCGATACTGTCCCTGTTCGCCGTGGAACCTCCCGCGTCCGGGACCGTCTCGGCCGGCCGTCTGCGTCCCGGGACCGCCCTGCATCTTCGCGCTGCGCTGCACGCCGATGTACATCGCCACCAGGGCCGTCACGAGAGTGGTCAGTTGATCGTAGACCGGACCAGGCTCCGCGACTCCGTACCACTTCCCGATAGTCCCTACGGCCCAAACGAGGACGACAGCCGCGATGATGAGCAGCTCGAAGATCTCGCCGCGCGGATCGCTTCCATCACCGGGGGCAGCGGCGAGGAGCGCCGATTTGAGCGCGGGTCCGATCATTGGGTGACGAGCACCGCCCGGATATCGGCCGTGTTTCCGGGCGTTCCATCCTGATTCGCAACCCGGAAGCGGAGATTGCGGATGTTCGCCAGGTCGATCGTCCCGACATCACTGTATCCTCCCTGGACGCCGGTCGCCGATCCGGGCAGATCAGCCCAGCCGAGATCGGCGGCAAGGCGGGTTTCGAGGTGGACGTCGACGCTGGTCGACGGTCCCGCGATCCCGATCTGGTAGACTCCGCTATCGGTCGCGAACGAGGCCTGTTCGCTCACGGAGTCGTTCGAATCGCCGCTCGGGTCAAGCGTCGCGGTGATGTCGATCGGGGTGCTCACAGCCGTTACTCACCCGACTCGTCGAGCTGGTCGTGAATCTCCCCGACTTTCGACTCGGTGATACCGTCGACCTCGGTGAGCGACTCCGAATCAGCCCGGCGCAGGCCGTCGAACGAGGAGTATCCGGCGTCGCGCAGGTTCTCGGCGGTCGTGTCACCAACGCCATTGAGATCGGTGAGGTCCTCGTCGCCGGCTTCGGTGGTGTCTTCGTCCTCATCCTCGGGACGCTCCCAGCAGGAGCGATCGAGGTACTCCTCGGCGGCCTCGTCGGCCACCTCGAACGTCCCGGGGCCAGTGAAGGCGGCGTCGCGGTCGCGATCCACGAACGTCGTCCGGCGCGTGAGTTCGAGTTCGACCATCTCTTATCAGATGTCCTGGATGATCGCGAAGTTGTCCGGGCGCACGAGTTCGAAGCCCGTCTCCTGGGCGATCTTCCGGAACGAGATCGCGGGATCGTTCTCGGTCCACTGCTGGATCAGATACCCGTTGTTGGTGTCGACCGAGAACTCCCCGTCCGGGGCGGTGTCGAGGTGGTCGGCCAGCCGATCAGTCAGCCACGGCATCGCCGCCGCCTGCTGGCCGAACGTCCCGATCAGGACGTTACGGTTGACCGACCCGGCTCCGGGCTCGTAGGGTTCGAGGATGTTGTCCATCTCGGCATCGCGCGGATCGCTCACCACGTTCCCGTTTGCGTCGACCGGCTCGCCGTCCGCGTTCATCCGGGGGACCTTCGTCCGGACTTCGCGGATGTTGTCGACCGGGAGAACCTGGTTCAGCCTCTCGGCAGTGTTGATGACCTGCGGGCGCACCCCCGAGAAGTCGCCTTCGAGGTTCTCGTTGCGCATCAGGTCGTAGAGGACCGATGTCGGGACCACCGCCGTCGTCTGGGTCAGCTGGTCGAATCCCGATCCGTCGATGTCGATCTCCTCCTCACCGCTCATGAACTCGTCGTGCGGATCGGAGTTCGTCGTGTCCGAGAATGCCGTCGACGGCGTGAGGACGTGATCGCCGTCGATCGAGGAGTGCGCATCCGCCCCGTAGGTGCCGACCATCCCTTCGATCCCGTTGTACGAGCGGAACGTCAGGAGCTCGCGGCTGTACAGCAGATCCAACCGCAGGGAGTCTGCGACGTACTCCGCGAAGTTCACGAGATCGCGCCGGGAGTTGAGTTCCGCATCGACGCCCTTCTCGGGGCTGATCTTCTCCTTGAACGTCTCGACGGTGATCTCGTCCTCGGTGAGCTCTTCGAGACCACGCGTCGGAGACTCGGAGTCGAGGGCCGCGCCCGGCATCGGCAGCCGAGCGCCGTCGATCCGGTGGTAGATCTCCGTCGCCGAGCCCACCTGCATGAGCGGGAAGAGATCGCCCGCGATGAACGCGTTCTGCGTGTCCATCTGGTCGAGATCGCGGACGATCATCTGCCGGAGTCGTTTCGGGGTCAGTTCTTCTGCATCGCTGAGGCTGAAGTTCATTGCCATTTAGATCACCTGTACACCGCGACCAGGATCTTCCCGGCCCGGCTAAAGCCGTCTGCCACTGTCCGGAACACAACGCCATACGGCGAGTCGGCGTTGCCGGCGTAGGTCTGGAGCACGCCACCTGCAGCGAACTCTGTTTCGTCACCGACACTCGGGGTTTGGGTTCCCGTGGCCGCCGGGTCCCAGTCGTCGGCTGGCTCGGCAACCGCGACGGGCTTGTACAGCATCGCCGTCGACGTTCCAGCCGAGTCGCCCGCCGCGTAGTCGCCTTGCGACCCGGTGAAGTCGTCCGCATCCCGGGAAAGCACGCCGACGCCGGTGCCCGCCGACTCGGTCAGCGTCACTTCGGTGTGGTCGTCGTTCTCGCCGGCGAGCGCGACGCCCTGTCCGCGTGTAGCGACCTCCCCATTCGAGTCGGCGACGACCTCGACGGGCACGCGGTCGCCGGGCACGTAGGCCACGACATCCGCTGCGCCCGTCATTGCCCGTCACCTCCTGCCGCGGCCGCCGACATGGCGGCGTTCAGGGTCTGTTCGTTCGCGTGATCGGCCGGGTCCACGTCGTAGTGCTGCCGGATGTACTCCGCGGCGTCCTGCTCGGCGCTCTCGGCTTCGAGCTTCTCAGCCGGCGTGAGGCAGTTGTCGGCCAACTGCTCCACTTCCTCGTCGCCCCCGCCACCGCCGAAGCCCGATCCCGCGGCACCGGCTGCACCGGCCGCGACCGCCCCCGAGCGCTCCTGACGCTCCCGGCGGGCCTTCTCCTTTTTCCAAGCGAGCTTGTCCCGCATTGATTCGAGGGTGGCCGCTCCTTTTCCACGGAGGTCTTCGGATCGCTCTTCGACACTCGGACCGTCGTCGCTTCCGGTGTCGGATTTCGGCCATTCTGCTTCGAGCTCCGCGACGTCTTCGCGGAGGTGCTCGGTGTGCTCGTCGATCACGTCCTGTGGCGCGACGTCCTCGTCGCCCGGATCGAGGCCGTGCGCCGCCGCGATCTCGCCGAACGCGTCGGCCTCGGCCTCGCGGGCCTCGAGCTTGGCTTCAAGCTCGCCGATCCGATCGTCCTTTGCCTCGATGACGCCCTTCGCGTCGTCGAGGACTGCCTGTGCTGCTTCGAGCGTGTCGGGGTTATCGTCGAGATCGACCCCATCGTTGTCGTCGGTCATGTCAGTAGTCGTCCGTAAGTCAGCCGCGGCCGCCGCGAGCGTCGCGGTGAACGTCGTCGCGGGTCGCCCGGGCGTGGCGGCGGCCAGCCGGGCGGCCTGAGCCGCCACCTGTGGCATCGCACCCACGCCCGCCGAGGCGACCGCCCCGTCGGACACGACGTCGACGCGATGGATGTCCACCGCCGCGACTTCGAGCGCCCCATCGTCGGTCTGACGCGGTGTGCCGTCGGCGTCGGCTTTGAGGTGGATGTCCCCCACCACCGAGTAATCGTAGCCGTCGAACGCCCCCGCGGCGAGCGCCTCTTCGGCCTTGTTGTTCGTCACCGCCGATTCGGTGAGTACGATCTGGCGACCGTCCGCCGAGCGCGAAACGTCGGTCATCTCGCCGAGCTCGCCGACGGGAGTTTTGGCCGCGACCGACCCGTCGTCCGGGTGGTCGAAGCCGATGGTCGCCTCGCCGGCCGCGACGCGCTCCTGGAGGCGCTCGAAGGTCGGCTCGATCGTCTCCTCAGGGACGTGGACCGTCGTCGGATGGCCGTTGTAGTGGAGGGTGTGCGTCCCCGCTGCCCAGATCACACCGTCGAATCCGTCGGTCGCGGCGTCCCCCCCGTCCGTCGCGTCGATCTGGCCGGCGAAGCCCGCCTCAACGGTACCGGTCGTGGCGGTATCGTCGCCGTCGCCACCACCATCACCATCATCGCCGTCGGTCGAGCCATCCCCGGCTGCCGCCTCGAACGCCGGAGCGGCGTCGGAGTCATCGTAGAGACCCGCCGCGACAGCGAGATCCACGACCGTATTGTAGCCCGATTCGAGCGTTTCCTGAGCGATCCCGGAGAACCCGCCGCGAGCGCCGTTGATCGCTGCAATGACGGCTTCGAGCGCGTTCGTGTTGATCGCCCCCTCATGACTCACCCTCACCGGCCCCTTGTACGCCGACTTGGTTTCGGCGGCGTCGGCGTCCGTGGGCGGTGCGAACACGAAGTTCGCACGGAACGCCTGGATCGACGTCTCCTCGTCGCCCGGGTCGGGGTACGACGACACCGCGTCGTCGCCGTCCCACGAGTCCGACGAAAACGACGCCTCGTCGGCGTCGTGGCTCACCGCAACGTACTCGCTACCGCCGTCGGTGAGAATCCGATGCTGTTACGTCACTACACGCCCGGATGTGAGAGAAAACCGCTAAAGCCGGTATGTCGTCGCTATCGGCACCAACCGCACCTCGACTGGATACGTAGCCGGTGGATAGCTCCCGGAGAGTCGTCGTTACTCGGTGGCAAGGTTGGGTTCCTCCTCGTCGTACAGCAGGAGCTCAAGCATCTCGTGGAGGTGGACCGCCTCGGCGACCGACCCGCTCCAGACCGGCAGCGGACGGCCCTTATCGTGCATCCCGCTTTGGAACTTGTGCATCCGCCTCTGCTTCTCGATCTGTACGCGATCGTCGCGCATACTCGCGGTGGTCCGGGTCATGTGCCCCCGGCGAACCACTCTCGGCTGTTCTAGAGTCTCTTGGGGGCCGTCAGCAGTCATTTGCATTCACCTCGCTCGCGATGTTCACGTAAACCAATTCAGCGAGTAGCCCTAACACGGCGACCTCAAAGCCAAAAAGCTTCACAAGAGCGACGATGAACCCGACCGCCGAGACCCAGATTCCGGTTTTGATCCCCCACTGTCGCCACGGTGCCGATCGAATCAACCCCGGCCGGTGTGGATCCCCCCGATCGCGTTTAGTCTCTACCGACGATTGTTCACCGCCCGTCATAGCATCTGCAACTCCCGGAGGCGTTTGACCATCTGAGTGTCCGCGTCTTCCTTCTCTTCGGCCCGCTTGAGGATTTTGTCGACCAGCTCGTTCTGGGCGGACAAATCGTGGGGTTCCCAAGCGACCTCGCACGCGTCGCAGCGGAACCCCTTGCCTCGGAACCGTGCGCGATTGCCACAGTACGGACAGTCTATATGGTCCTGCTGAGTCTCTCTTCGAGAGCTGTCACTCGCCATCGCCGCCCTCCGTGTCCGGATCGTACATATAGTCGCTTCTGCCTGGCTCGAAGTCGACGTCGAGCTTCTCAGCGGCCGACCGGAGCACCGAGTGGACGTTCCGGCGGGCATGGCGTTCGAGATCGGCGGAGTAACTCTTCTCCTTGCTCTCCTCGGCGTGCCAGATCGCCACCGGATCGAGACCCCCGTATTCGTAGAGCATCCAGTAGACCACCTCTTGGAAGTCGAGGCCGGCATCGAGCAGGTCGACCACGATGGCCCGATCGACGTCGAAGCGCTCGGCGGTCTGGGTCGCCACGCGGCGGTGGCCCGACTTCGAGCCTGCCGACCGGCGGGTGTGTCCCGATGGCCGCCCATCCTCGGCTTTCGAGGGGTGTTGGAGCTCGCGGAGGCACTCGGCGACCGACGGTTCGTAGGGATCGTCGACGAACTCGGGCGGATCGTTTGCGATCCGACGGGCCGACCGGTTCAGGATTTCCTGAGCACGCGCGTCGAGATAGGGCCGATGCCGGAAGACGTGCGGGCGTTGTGGGCGTTCGGGACGCGTCGGCGGGCGGTTCTCCTCGCTTGTACCCGCGGACTCGACCCCATCGCCGACCGACTCGGCCCGTTCGTCGTCGCTATCGGAGTCCCCGGCCGAGCGACTGAACCGATCGCGGATCGCCGCCTGCTGAGTCTCTTCGTATGCACCGTGGATCGACTGCTCGCCCGCGTCGAGATCTTCCAGCTGTGCCTGGGCCTCGTCCAGCCCCTCCTGCGCTTTCTCCCAGACTGACCGGAGCTTCCGGTAGGTGTCTTTCCCCCCGATACCGAGGTCAGCGGCCAGTTGCTCGTCGGTACGGCCACTCTCTCCGGGTCCGGACCCCTCGTCTAAATTCGGACGAGGGGTGTCCGGGTCAGTACCCTCGCGAGCGGCCCACGCCATGCGCTCTTTGGCACGTTCCTCGTAGATCGGCTCCAGACGGTCGGCCTCCCGCATCTTCTGGGTAGGGGTGCGCTCGCGTTGGTGCACGTTGTCCATGATGAGCGCCCACACCTCCTCGTCCCCGTCCTCGAACTCCCGATAGACCACCGGCACGGTGTCGAGGCCAGCCTTGCGGGCGGCGTCGAGCCGCCGGTTGCCACAGACGACTGTCCCATCCGGTCGTGCTGTCAACACGTTCGCCGGGTTGAAGCCCTCCGACTCGATTTGAGCGGCGAGGCCCGAGACCGGCTCCTCGCCGTAGATCTCGCGATTCTCCGGGTGATGCGAGAGTTCGTCGACCGGAACGCGCCGCGGAGGAGAAAACTCGGGATCGGCGGCCGGGTCGTCGCCGTCCGTCGCCAGATCGGCAGGCATATCTACTATAAACCGTTTCGGTAATAAATATCCCCGCGAAAGAGGGAGGAATCACGCCCCGGTCGGCGTGTACTGGTCGGTGAGGCGTGTCGGGCGAAACGCTTCCTGAGTGTCGAGGGCTTTGGGCCTGTGGGACTTCGTACTCATGATGGTGTTCAGGTACGAATCGGCGATATCGTCCTCGCCGATCGGCGTCCGCTCCTGGAGCTCAAGCACGGGGCGGATGCCGGACCGACACCACGGGTGATTCGGCGGGACGAGAAAGGGCGTCTCTACGAGGTCAACCACGACTTCGTCCAGCCACCGGCAGAGAGCGGTTGTCTTGAAATCAACAGTAGCGTCGTAGACCGCGTACCGGAACCCGTTTTCGAGATACCGGCGATGGGCAGCGCTCATATACGCATCCTGAATCGAGTCATGGCTGATGAGCTCGGCCTTCGACATGGCCGTCTGACCCGATACGCCCGCCTTCTCCCGGCCGTCGCCCGAGCCGTCAGTCAAGACGTACGCGACCCGCTCGGCGAGCTCGTCGGGGGCCTCGTTGCGAGCGAACCCCGTCCGGAGCTGTCTCGTCACACGGTTGCCGATCTCCTCGGCGAGCGAGTCGTCGTCGGTGTAGAGCAGGCCGGCATCGATTTGGTTCAGTTCCTGGTTCAAGTCCCGATCGCGAGCCTCGAGCGTTGGCGTCCCGACGAAGGCGTCGTCGGGCACCGGCTCGGCGAACGCCCGCCCCATGCGCTCGAAGGCAGCGCGGATCGCCCGCCCCATCGCCTGCCGCCGGCGGCTCGAAAGCCAGTCGAGTAACTGCGATCGGAGCGTGCGTGCGGCGAGTCGCGAGATGCGCTCGTTCAGCTGCTGTTCGTCGCGCCGGGTGGCGAGGCCGATCCCCTCCTCGCCGAGAAACCGATCGATAAGCCGCTGTTCGAGCGTGCGGATGACACTTCGGGCACGCTGGCGGGCGCGCCGGAGATCGTCGACGTTGCGAGCGGTCGTCTCCCGCCGATCGTCGCTCCGAGCCGCCGCGAGGTGGCTGCGATCCCGACCGTGGGCGTGGGCGTGCCCGCACGAGAGACCAGCGAGATCACTCACCGGCCTCTCCGGCCCCGACCGCGTCGGTCATCGAGGCTTCGCGATCGTCGGGATCGTCAGGACCACCGGCCGGCGGAAGATCCTCCTCGGTATCGGGTGCGTCGTCGAGATCGACGCCTTCGAGCGTGTTCGCGAGCTTCCGGCTTTCGGACTCGGAGAGTCCGAGCAGGCCGGCGTAGTTCAGCAGCTGCACGATCTGCTGTTCGTCCTCGGGCGTGACCCGCGGCAGGCGGTGCTCGACGCTGCCGCTCATGTCGTGGATGTCCGCCTGCGTCGCCCCGAACCCGTCGAACACCCCCACCAACTCGCGTTGCCAGCCTGCGATCATCGAGAAGAGCAGCTCCATCATGGAGTTCCGCGAGAGCTCCGTGCCCTTTTCGAGTTCGAGGAGATCGAGCGGGAGGAGGAGCCGCCGCGCGATGGCGTCGTTGTACCCCCGGATCATTTCGTCGAACGAGCTGTCCATCTCCGGAAGATCGATGGTGCCGACCTCCCAGTGCTCGGGGATCGACATCACGGTGGCCGTCTGGTACTGCTGGAGGGTGTCGAGCGCTTCGCTCAGGTCGTTGCGCTGTGCGACCTCGAGTTTCGTGAGTGCGTCGTCGCCGTAGTTGTGATCTTCGGCCTGGATCACGTCGTCGTACTCCGCTTCGCCAAGCCACGTCGGCGGCGTTACGGTGATGTACAATCCGCCGATCGAGGCGATCTCGGCCTTCCGGGCTTTCAGGCGCTTCAGCTGGAGCTTGTTCGTCACGTCGTTCGCGACCGCCCGGAGGGGTGGCGTTCGGTAGAGCCGCGCCTCGAAGACGTCCTCACCGATCCGGAGGGCCCGCTCGTCGTCGGTCGTTTCGGTGTCGGTTTCGACGGTGCGGTCGTCTTCGACCTCGAAGGTGGTGTACTCGGTTTCCTCCTGGATGTAGATCGCCTCGCCGGTCGCGCCGTCCTTTGCGTAGTCGAGGGTTTCGAGCGCGACGGGGGCGAGGTCCGTGGCCCGCAACACCGCGCGGGCGTGCTGGATGTTCGCGGCGAGAGCGTGCTCGATCACGTCACCGGGTGTAACGTGGACGTCCACCGTCGTGTCGCCCCGGTAGATCGCCTGGAGGTGGTCGGCGAGGCGCTGGTCGGCCTCGCTGTCGGGATCGGCTGGGTCCACGGACAGACCCTCTCCCCCGAGCAGGAGCGCTTTGAAGCGACTCATCAGACCCGGCACGAGATCGTCGTGGGCGAGCATCCACTCGGCAACGGCCGGTGAGTAGTCGACCGTGTTCTCGGCGAGGTTTTGGATGGTCTCGTCACGAATGCCGCGGACTCTCGATTCCCTGAAGGCGTCGTCAAAGGTGTCCTGGAATCCGTCGTCGGTCGCGACCACCGGCGTCACTGTCGAGTCCGATCCGGCGGCGGCGCGCACCCGACCTGGGGTCGTGGTGCGCTCATCATCGCCCCCGGCGAGCGCGTCGTTCATCGCGGCTTCGAGGCGGTCGGTGTCCAGGTTCGCGTCGGTCCCGGCGGGTGTCGAGACGTCGAGTGAAACCGGTGTCTCGCCGTCGAGTACCACCTGCTGAGTGCCGCCGTCGGTCTCGGGCTCGTCCCATCCGTCGTCCGCAGCGAACACGTCCCTGAGCCCGCCGCGAAGGATCTCGTGTCCCCACATCACTGGAGCGGGGCGTCGATCTTGTGCCCGCTGCCGTCACCACCATCGCCGTCGCCGTCGTATAGCAGGACGACCTGGACGTCGTCCTCGCCGTCGGGAGTGGGGTAGAGGTACTTCACCTCGCCCGACTCCCGGAGTTCGTTGATCTCGTCTTCAGTGATCTCGACGCCGTAGGGCTGGACGTGGTCCATAACTACACCGAGCGTCACGGGCGGTCGGGTTAGCCCGGAGTGTCGGCGGAACGGCGGTGCACGGCGCGGAGCTCCAACGCTTCAAGCACATCCTTGGCACGTTGAGAGGGCTCGTAGCCGGTGATGAACGCCCGACGCGTCGCTGCGTGGTACGGGATTCCATCTGCTTGCTCAAGGTTGTCGAGCCCGAGGTCGATTACGGTCTCGCCGTCGCGAAGAAACCAGTGTGTCGCCCCCGTCTCGTGTTCGACTACATCGTCCCATGAGAGACAGTGGATCGTGAGCCCCGATTTGGTCCCCCCGCTGGAATGGAAGTAGCACTCGGAGAGAAGATAACAGCCCCCGTTGAGAGACTGTTCTTCGCCAGTCTGGTACTCGTCGTAGATGAGTTCCGGGTGGCGACGTACGTAATCCCGAAGCTTCCAAGCAGTTCCATCTGGGAGCGCGACGACACAGGAGACGGAGCTCATGCGGTCATCCCTCCGACGCTGTGCATGTGGAACCCGCCGGTCGTCGATCCGAGGTACGCCGCCGTCAGCGCATACAGCAGGGCAAAGAATCCATCGTCCTGTTGGTTGTCCTGAAACGTCGTGATCCGCTCCTTTTTCTTGCCGCTTTTGGTCTCGTTGAACTCCCGTTTCACGGCCGTAAGATGGTCGAACCACCAATCCATCGTGGTCTGGGTTTCGACACTCTCCCCGCCGGGGATCGCGATCCGCTTGTCCGGGGTGCGCTCGACGTCGTAGTCGACGTCCCCTCGATCGGGCGTCTCGTCGTAGCCCTGGACCTCCGGGAACAGATCGAAGACGATGTTCGCCCACGGTGGCTGGTAGGCCTTGACTCGTCGCCCGTCCTGGACGAGATACCGCCACTGGTCACCCGCGTCCTCCCGGACGTTGCCGAAGCGATGCCCGATCACCGACGATCCCCAGCCCTGCTCGGGGATCGCGTTCGATCGCGTGTCGCCGTTTTGCATCGCCTCGACGTGGGCATCGCCATACCCGAGGTCGGCGACGCACCGCCCCTCGACGCCGGCCTCGAAGCGGTCGACCACGTCGGCGACCTGGCGGAGCTCGCCGGCCCGCGAGTCGTAGTCGACCCGCTCCGCAGCGCGGACGGTGATATGGGCCGGGGCGGTGTGCTCGTCACGGCGGTCGACCGTGATCACGACCGCCACCGTGTCCGCCTGCTCGCCGCCACCCCAGTCGACACCCACGAAGTAGGGAACACCGAGGGTCTTCGCATGATGCAGCGAGAGGTCGGGATCGCAGCAGGCGTTGATCGCCGCCGGCGGGATAGGCTTCGCCCCTCCGCTGTAGAACCGAGCGAGCTTGTAGCGATAGAAATCGCCCTTCGAGGTGGTGGCGAGCTCGCGCGAGCGCATGACGGCGTCGAGATCGTGGCGCGGCGAGAGTAGCTGGCTCATGGTGTAGCCTCGATGTACTCCGGTGGGGTTGGTGGCCTCCCAGCGTCCCGTTTGGAGGACCCGATCTTTGGCGACACGCTCGCCACACTGCCGACAGTGCAGCGCCCACTGCTTGGGATCGGTCTCGACGACGCGGACCGAGTCGAGCGTCACGGTCTGGGCAGTGTCACACTCCGGGCAGTCGAAGTGCCAGCGGTGTTGGGTACTCTCCTGCCAGTGCTCGTGGTAAATCGTCCCCTCGTAGTCGGGAGTTCCCGTAAATAGGATGCGCCCCATCCCGACGTCGATCGCCTCCTTCAGGTTCTGGATCGCGCCGACCGTCCAGTTCTGGATCTCGTCGGCGACGCCGAACGAGCCGTGAAAACCCTGAATCGAGCGGCCGTCGCCCCACGCCGACCGACCCTCGAGGAACGATCCGGTATGGAACTTGTTGCGCTTGACCGCAAGCGCCGAGTCCGAGAGCAGGGCCTGAAGGATCGGCGGGTCGCCCGCGCTGGTTCCGAGCTTCCGGGCCACCGTCCGGTTCATATACGAGGACAGCTGATCCGACCGCGGGGTCGTGTGGATCACGTCGACCATCCCCCGAGTGGTCGGGAGGTAGAGCTCGGGGTAGCTCGATTGTTCGGTCTTTCCGAGCCCTCGAGCCATCCTCCAAATGTGAATGCGCTCGGTGTCGGGGTCAACCACGGCTTCGAGCGGCTCGCGCCAAAAACGGAACTCCTCGTCGTAGTTGGCCGGCTCTCCATTGATGCGCGTCAGGCGTTCGGCGTAGGGGATGATCCCCTCGCACGCCTCCTGGAACTCCTCGGGCGTGAGCGCGTCGTCGTCGCGATCGTCCTTGGGTGCGTCACCTGCCCCGGAGGGGTCGTCAGCGAGGTCGACGAACCACGAGAGGTCGGTGTCGGTGCTCACGACTCACCCTCACCGGCCCCCGCCGGGAGCTGCTGGAGGAACTGCTCGACACCCCCGTTGTCCTCGTCGGCCGAAGGATGCCGGCTGATGCCCTCGTAGTGTTGTTTCATTCGGATCGTCGTGATGTACTGCTGGTGGGCGTCGAACATCGACTCTTTGGGGACCTCCATCTCCGCTCCGGACTCCGTGTAGACCGTCTTGTACACGCTGTCGGCGAGGTCGGCCTCGACGCGGTCGGCCATCACTTCGGCGATGGCGAGGCGCTTAGCCTGGACGAGATCGTCAAGGCCACGCTCGGTCCGGTAGTATTCGACGTAAAAACGGAACGCCTCGCGCTGGTCGTCATCGAAGGACTCGTACTGGCGCTTGATCGTCATGTTCAGCCCGTGCTTCATCGCCTGAGTATTGCCGTCCTGATCGAGATCGTGCGGGCCTGCGGCGTTCTGGTTGCCCTTCGGCGCGCCGCCGCGGCCGCCGTGAATGTAACACCGTCCCTCGCCAGGGTGATCCGTCCCCTCCCCGGCGTCGATGTCGCAGTAACCGAGGAACCGGCCATCGTCGTCACGTCGAGCATTGCAGTCCTCGTCCGGCTCTCGTTGCTCCACTTCCGCGATGTCCATGAGGTCGAACGGTTTTCGGGAGCGAAGCGCCGGGGTGTCGGCGCAAGAAAACGCGGTACAGCAGGGTACTGCTGTCAGACGAATGAGAACAGCACGGCTCTCCGACCGCCGCGATCACCGCGCCAACCCACCCCGATCGGGCCGAGTTAACCACCCGGAGCGGGTGGCGGATCCCACTCGCACCGGTCGCCGGAGAGGTCGAACACGGCCTCGGCCCACTCGAGCCAGCCGAGGGACCCATCCGACCCCCGGACTTTTGCGGCAAATCGCCGGACAGCGGCTACTTTGAAACCACCGTTACCAGATAGTAGCCGTAACGCCGATTTCAAAGTAGAAGAATCGGCGGCGTAGGACACCCCAGCGTGCTGTTCGTACTCCTCGGGGGTGAGCAGGCCGACGGCTTCGAGCGCATCGAGCCAGTCGTAGATGGTCCGAAGGGTGACGTCCTCACCGTTCGCCTGCGCGAGGCGGTACCAGCCCTTCGCCTTGTTCGCGATCGTCCCGTCGTCCCGGACCTCGACGAGTGTCCTGCCGGGGCGGGCCTCGATCGGTGCGTCGTCGCGGAATCCGTCGGGCGCGTCACCCTTGAGGACGTCACGTCCGTAGCCGAGCAACCGGAGTGCGCCCTCCGGGACGGGGAACACCGCCGAGAGGTCGCTGGCGAGTTCGTCGAACTCCACGACGTCGTCGACGGGGAGGTCGGTCGGAACGTTCGTGAGCAGGTAGGCGTCCTTCGCCGGCTCGGCGTCCTCGACAAGCAGGGGTCGGATTCGGTTCACGAACTGTTCGAGTTCCTTCCCGCGGCCCTCGCGGAACAGGTCCCCGACGAGCCCAGTGTAGTGTTTCGTCGGCACCGCGAGGCCGTCGCCGTGCTCGTCCTCGTACAGCAGCTTCCGGTAGACCGGCGGGTTCGGAGCGTCCCGTCGCGTACTGTGCTCGTCGCCACCGACCCGGAGATCGGGGCGGTCCATCGCGAGCAACTCGGCGTCGCGGGCGAGGCCCTCAACGTCCGGATGGGGAGCGCCGATGCATACCACGGCGTCGCAGTCGGACCGATCCAACCCTCTCCCAGCGTGATATTTCAACACCTCACCGTTCTCGGGGAACTCGAATAGCGGGATGAGGTCGCCACGGATACCGAACAGCGGCTTCCGGTGTAGATCGCCGGCGGTGTCGATTACCGACTGGATCCGGTCTTGTAGCGCCGGAGTGTCCTTGATGGTCTGGGCATGGTACTGACCGTTGAGCACCTGAGTAACGTTGAGCTTCCCGTCGAGATCGAGCGGCTCGTCGCCGGTGACGTCGACGCTCTCCTCGCCGTAGAATGCGGCTACCTTCGGCGGCGTCGCGGTCGCGTCGAGGGTGAGGGGATCCGGGAGATCGCCCGCGGGTGGAAGCACTTTCGAGACGAGCGCCGGGGGCTGTCCCGGTTCCAATTCGTCGGGATCGGCATCGAGCCACCCGATTGCACGCGCCGGCTCACTGTCCCGTCGTGTGACGGTGTTCTCGGCCTCGTGCCAGGTGCATTCGTCGGATGCGCAGACGCGAACTCCGTTGTCGTTCCCGAGGTCGCCGCCGCACCAGGGACACGCTTCGAGCGTCGACGGTGCGGCGATCGCCTGTCGAACGGGTTCGTCGTCGAGACCGGCCTCCGCGGCGGCGGCGAGCACCGAGTCGATGCAGAACGGCTCACCGTTCCAGTCACCCTCTCGAATCCGTTTGACGAGTCCCTCGTTGTAGGTGAGCTTGACCTGCGCGAGCGTCTCGGCTTTCAGCTTCCGGTTGACGCCTTCGCCGCTGATGGGGTCACGGAGGTCGAAGTACTCCTCCCAGTCGAACGCAGGCGCATCGAGCTCGTCGAGCGTCACGGATCCATCGCTCGCGATCGCGTCACGGAGGTCGGCGGTGAACCCAGCGAGCGCACGCAGGTTCGCCCGCTCGTGCTCGTCGATCACGCCCAGCTCACCGAGATCTTCGAGCCGAAGGTGCGCCCGGGTGAGCCCGTCGACGGTGCGGCGATCGCCGTCGGCAAGCAGCCGCGGCGTCTCGTCGAGGATCGGATCACGGTCACCGACGGCGGTCTTGAGGGTCTGGTACTCGTGGACGCCGACGACGCGATCGCGGTTTTCCAACCCGTCGAACTGCTCGATCCACGGGTTGTCGTCGAGGAGATCTCCATCCTCGTCGAGGAGTACGAGCGCGCGCCGGGGGCCGACACCGCCGACGAGCGCCTCGTACCGCTCCTGGAGATCGTCGTCTTCGGGGAGCTCGTAGATGGGGTTCATCCGCGGCCAGTCATCGGGATGACCGTGAACGTCGCACTCCGGCGTCTCGCCTTCGGGAGCGCGTACGGCAGCGTCCATACAACAGTCGTGTTCGGGCTGCTCGCCGCCCTTGAGGTGGAAGTACCCGTCCGGTGTGACGTCATCGGTGATGAACTCGCGGGCCTTCTCGTGCTTGTCGAACAGCACCGTGTGAGGACGATCGCGAGCGGCGGCGGCGAGGGCGGCGTTGGTCGTTTTGCCGCTCCCGGCGTCATCGCCCCAGATCATGGTCGGACGATCACGATCGAGCCATTCCTCGTATCGAGTGCCCTGTAGCTCGTCCCAACGCTGCTCGCTATCGAATGGCTCGCGGTCTTCCGCGGGGGGAACGCACGTCTCGGCGTCGTACCGGTGCGCATCGGTGTCGGACAACCCGCCGTCGATGTGTTCGCGACCGTGGTCGATCCCGGCCTCGTCGAGCGCGTCGAGCGTGGCGTTGAACGTCTCGCGGTCGAA